TTTGCTTTACATCGCAACGTTGCCACAATCGGTAAAGGAGTTGGATTTACAATTGACGCAGCACGATATCGATGGTTTACTGCGCCTGAGGACTGGCCTGTTGGCCAAGTGGGACGAACCGGATACGTTCGGAGTCGCCGCACAGATAACCGATATCAGTGATTTGCATTAGGCACAAAGTTCTTTAACATGAGTTTCGAGCAATATCCTGACACGCTGACTTACGGGACCACATCGGTAAAGTGCCGTTTCGTTCCCGCACGGGGCGGTGATAGGGTGGTAAAGTTGCAGGACGGCAGTGAGGTTGTTGTTAAGTTTGATATTGCGTTTCCGGTAGGGACTGCGAATATACCATTACAAACGGTTATCAGCGGCACCGACAAGAGCGGGGCCTATATCGTTCGCAATCAACCATTACTATCGTTCCATATCGGTCAACTTCATTGCAAGGGGGCGGTATGATCGGGATGACGCCAATGTTTGACGCCGAGCAGCTTGAAAGGGAAACACTTCAAGCAATTGAGGATGCGACCTTACCGCTCATGATAAAGGTGGGTGTTCGTGCAGTTGACATTGCCCGAAAGAAAATGGGCGGTAAGCCCTACCAAGATGACACCGGTAACCTCCGAAGCTCCACCGGCTTTATTGTGTTCCGGGATGGTAAGGCAATCCACGAGGATTTAAAACCTTCGTCGGCAGGCACGGATAAAGCAACCGGACTAGCAATAGGTAGGCAGCAGGCGCGTGAGGAAATGGCGGGATCGACTGGTTGGGGTATTGTTTTGGTGGCCGGGATGGAGTATGCGGGTTGGGTAGAGAACAAGGGGTATGATGTGATTACCGGGGGGAAGAATGACGCACTGGTATGGCTTACCCAAGCATTCAACGAATTGGGAGTAATTGGATAGAATGGCAAAGTCAATCAAGACGGCAGTAGACGCAATCGAAGACATCAACGCAGTGTTGATAGCAAAAGGTGTGGCTGAAGCCGTTGGGTTGACAGGCCAGATCAGGAACACCAACAGAATGCTTGATAGCGACAAAGAGGACATCGTCACCAACTGTCTTTTCTTCGATGCCGAGCAGTTCCAGGGCGGGGACTTCAACATTAACACCCACGTTCCGAACCTAACTGGCCAACCTTCGGGCAACCCGATGGCTGTGGACAACACCCAGCCGGATATTGATCGGATGCAGGTTATTGGCAAGGCAATAATTGAAGCGGTAGACTACCACTATGGCACGGACTTCTTCCTTCATGTCAGCAGGCCCGGAGAGCTTACGCCGGATGGCAACAATTGGTTTTACAACGTAAGAGTGGAGTACAGGACGGTCCGATTGGACAAATGACAAGAATTAAAAATTTATCACAGCTCGAAAGGGCATAAATTAAAAGTAAAATGGCAACACCAGTAACGGGTATTCAATCCCTTGAATTTGCTGACATCATGGCCGATGGCAGCATGCCAACCACTGGATTCACCAGCATCATAGACATCGCCATGGAGACGTTGACTTTCAACGTGCCAGAACAGGTGACAAATGATATCCGGGTGGAAGATAAGCCCGGCGTACGTTACGTACTGCCCGGCGAGACTGATCCGGTGACATTGGCTGCGCAATCCATAGACGTTGATGGCGCTATTGCGGCCGCATTAACAGGCGGTACATGGGACGCAGGAACTCAAACATTCGACGCGCCGGCCGACAACATCATCGTTTACAAAGCATGTCGGGTAACATCAATTCCATTTATGGGTAAACAGTTTCAGTTATACATACGTCAAGCGGCTGTTTCGATTAACATCCCTAACGTATTGACGAAGAACGGGATGTTATCGATCGGATTCAATGCTCGATCAATCACCCCTGTGGACGGAAGCGGAAACGCCGTATCGCCCTGGGGATGGCAAATCATCAACGTGCCTCCTACCACTTAATCGGTATCCCCTTACCGGGTTGGCACACAGACAACATTGGCTGAAAGCGTTGGTAAGGGCGCGAGTAGGCCATATTTTAATCCTTACCAAAGATGGAACAAGACACGAGAAAAGCGGTCGTGGCCGCCGTAACACAAGAGCCGCTATTCAGACAGACAATACCGACGCCAGCCAAAGGATGGTTTGGCAAGTTTCTTCAACGTATAGGCTTACGCCCACGCAGCCGTACAATTACCATCTACCCACCGTTCCCCGGCACCGTATTCAAGATCGCTGCAGCACTGTTGGATATTAAGCCGATGCGCAAGCTGACGGAAAACAACGTGTATGAGGTGTTTTACGAACTAAATCACGACAATCTTGAAGCAATGCTGTCGGTTGTTGCAATAGCCTCACATAACGGCAAGGGCAACCCCGATCCCACCCTCCCCGAGTTCATTGCGAATCACTTCTCTTATGCTGACCTGCGCCGGGCAATCGAAGCCGTCCACCGGGGGTTGGACGTAGAAAATTTTTTCGCCATTATGGCATCAGTCCGCAGCATAGGGATAAGCGATATGCTGGAGACAGAAGCCCATGGGCCACACTCGGAGGGATCATCAAATATTACCGATTCGGATGGGAAGAAGTGATGTACGGAATAAGCTGGCAAAACCTGCTAATGATGAACTCAACTATCCCGCCAGTCGGGGAAGATGGGGATGCGGACAGTGGCACCACGGGGAGCAAAAAACCGATAAGTTTTTGGGAAATGGGACAAAAGTTAATGCAGGGAAAGGGGGTGTGATATGATAGGCATAGCCATAACCACCTACAACCGCCCATCGGTAATAGCCCACAGCATCCAGCAATGGCGCAAACACCTGCCAAAGGGCGCGGTACTGGTGGTGGTGGATGACGGTAGCGACGAGCCATTTGAAGGCGCGGATTACAGGATGCCCAGCAATGCTGGTATTGCAGCTGCGAAGAACGCCTGTATCCGACTTCTTATGGATCGGGGCTGCGATCATCTATTCCTTGCCGATAGCGACACTTACCCAAAGGTCAATGACTGGCACAAACCGTACGTAAATAGCGGTGTAAAGCACCTTTGCTTCACTTTCCCGACACTATCCAACGGCCGCCCTAACGGCAGGCAGTATTTGGGTGAACGGAACGGACTGGCCGAATACGGCAGCCCTTGCGGATGCATGCTATACATACACCGGGATGTTGTCGACAAGATAGGCGGTTTCGATGTTGATTACCCTCAATGGGGATTCGAACACGTGGACTTTTCAAACAGGGCTTTCAATGCGGGGTTAACGCCTGCAAGGTACTTGGATGTTCCCAACAGCTTGGAGTTATTCCACTCCATGGACCACTTTATGGAGGTCAGCGGATCAACTGACGGATCGATAAGATCACAGGTTATTCCATTGAATCGGGCAAGACTGCAACGCAATGAAAACAGCACCGAATACATGCCATTTGACCATCCGAAAGGCGGCGTTATATTGGCTTCGTATTTCAACGCCAACCCCGATCCGCAACGCGGTGTGACATGGATGCCGGACGCAGGGCAATTGCAACCGCTTATCAAGTCATGCGAAAAGTCAGGGGTGCCATTGAAGATATTCCACGACTGCCTTCCGTGTGATGACGACGAGATATTTATACGAGTCCCACAACAGCACGACTACAGTCCGAACGCTTACCGCTGGATGGTGTATCATGCCTATCTTGAAGACAACAGGCACGACAACGTATTCATGGTTGACAGCACGGACGTGGAGGTGTTGCGCAATCCTTTCTTATCAATCAATCCCAACCGGATATACGTTGGTGACGAGCACAACATGCAGGTGGATAATGGGTGGATGCAGCGTTGCCAGGAGCCATTGTTGGGTAGCCTGACTGATTACCGGTCGGTTATTGAGGCAAACGCAAATGAGGTGTTACCGAATTGCGGTATTGTTGGTGGTTCATACGCGGTGGCCATGGAATACCTTCGCTTCCGAGTTGAATACCACGAAAAGCACACGCATGGCGTTCTTCAATCCACGGACATGGCCATCTTTAACTATATACTTTGGAAGCACTTCAAGGATAGGATGACCAGTGGGATTAAAGTGAATACCCGGTTCAAAGCAAACGAATACAATCGAATTAGCTTTTTCAAACATAAATGACATATGACATGGAAGTATTGAAAATAACACGGGGTGGCGAGACGCTGGACATACGGTACAATAGCCCCAACATTATCGCCGACATT